AACCGGGGGTATCAATTATATATAAGAAGATACGGGGGTCTTTTTATACGATATTAATATAAAGTCTATAGTAAACAGGATTTTTATAAAAATAATTTGGAATTTATTTGGATATTACAGAAATATTTATTAATATTGCAACGTGACCCTTTAACCAAGGTACTCCTTGAAAGCACATTGTTAGTATTGGACAGAAGTTGGGTGGTAATTGCAGGATTGAAATAATATCTGAACATAGCGATGAGATGTCCCCGATAGTCACAAAAATTATTTGAGTAGTCGGCTATACCGAGTTCGCAAAGGTATAGTTAACAGTTGGGATAGAATAGAGATAAGGTAACTCTGGTGAATGGACACTGTAACGTTATCCCTGGGTATTCAGAAATGAAAGCACTGCTGACGATGCACGAAAGGCTCAAATTAACGGTCCTCGATCCAAAAGGGACGATCTATAAGGGATCGTTATATTTAATTCATAACAACTTAATCATGGTAATAGTAAGTAAGTATTTAGTTCCAAAAGGTTATTTAGCAATTACTATATGGCCTTTTATATTTGTTAGGAATAAAGGGTTAAAAGATGTTGATTCTCTTATCAATCATGAGAAGATTCATTTAAAGCAACAATTAGAGCTTCTTATACTATTATTCTATATTTGGTATGGTATAGAGTATTTAGTGCATTATATTAAGTATAAAGATCATTTAAAGGCATATAGGAGTATTAGTTTTGAAGTAGAAGCTAATACGTATGAGAATGATTTAGATTATTTAAATACTAGGAAACTATTTAGTTGGTTTAAATATTTGTAATATGAGGAATATAAATAAGATTATTATACATTGTAGTGATAGTGATATTGATTCACATGATGATATATCTGTAATAGATAGATGGCATAAAGAGCGTGGATGGGCTGGTGTAGGTTATCATTACTTTATACAGTCTAATGGTAATATACAAGTGGGTAGAGACATTAGAGACGTAGGTGCTCATGCTTATGGTCATAATGGTGATTCTATAGGTATATGTTTACATGGTAGGAATAAGTTTACTGAAAGCCAGTTTAAGATGTTAGCAATGCTTATTAAGTACTATACTAAGGAATTTAGTATTAAGGAGGTTGAAGGTCATTGCCACTATGACAGTACTAAAACATGTCCTAACTTTGATGTTAACTGGTTTAAAAAGAAGTATTTATAATAGTACGTTTCCATAATAATTTGTTTTTAGTCCCTGGGTAATTACTACCTGGGGATTTTTTATATAAAAAAGTTTATAAAATATTTGCATATATCATAAAAAAGTATTATGTTTGTATCAGTTAATTAAAACATCAACTAAGTATGGAGCAAGTAGAAGGATTTATTAAATTACCTATTAAGAGTATGACACCTGAATCGGTTGAAGCCATTCAGAAGGAGTATGATAAGTATTATGAGAAGCTAGAGGAGTTTGAGAATTTAGGTATTAAGGCAGATAATCTACAGGAGCCTGAAATAGATGAGGATGAGTATATTGAAATGATTGATTTAAATGTTAGACCTGAGTCAATTATAGCTTATAAGAGAGCTAGTGATGGTAATGTAGATGTGAGTACTGACTCAATACTGGATTATAGTAGGGTTTATATGAAATATGAAGAGTTTGTAGAATTGTTGAAATCAACTAAGTAGTTATGAGTAGAGAAGAGTTTTTATTGAATGTACTAAATGTATTGACACCTGTAGTTAATAGTGGAACCTTAACAGATAAGAATGGTGATTTTGTAATAAGTGAGGCTACTTCAGCAGCTGAGAATCTATATGTAGATACACTGGCGGCTCTAGGAGAAGAGATTTACCCAGAAGAAGAGGACGGTGAGGTTATATGGGAATCTAAGTTTGATACTACAGCACCCCATAACGCAGCTTACATTAAAGGGAATGAAGTAGTAGATGATACATGGTCTACTACACTACGTAAATCTATTAATCTATTACAGAATCAACTAGAAGATTATCTAAATAATAAATAATATTATAGTATGGAGCAGAACAAGGAAACAGTACCAGTAGGAGATTTGAGTGTTATTGAGGATATTGATAAACTTAACCTAGCACCTACATTTGTACTAATTAAAGTAATTCAGAAGAAGTCAAGTATTATTATGCCTGATACAATTGGACTAACACCAAAGGCTACTTTTAAGATTGTTAAGATTGGTGATAAAGTGGAAAAAGTAGATGTGGGTAATGTAGCAGTAGACTTGAAGAATGAGAAGGCTGGAGTCTATTATTATAAGAAAGGTGAAGATACCTTTATGCTTACAGATCAGTATAACCTACTATTGTGGACTACTGATACTAACTATAAGGTAGATTAAGACCTAGCCGACAGGGAGGCACAAGGCGTTAAACAGGTGCTTCAACATGGCTGATTAGTGTAGTGGTTATCACTCTGGTTTTGTACTCCAGCAACACAGGTTCGACTCCTGTATCAGCCTCAATTATTAACTTAAAGTAAGTGTATGAACATTATAACAGAGAGACCTGAGGAGATGACTCAAGAGGAGTATAAGATGTATAGAAAGGCTCAGGATAAGTCCTTAAAGCATTATAAAAAGGGTAAGGTAGTATGGTTATCTAAACTATATCCTACGTATGAAGTATTAGCAGAACTAGGTAAGAATGGTTGGACAGGTGATAATTCACTTGGCAGACTACTGAATAAAGGGGAGACATTTGTTGGTAAAGTTAAAGATCTTAAATAATGATTGAAGTAGGTAAATTATTTTATAAATATACACAGCCTCTTAAAGAGGTAGCAATCCCTAAAAAAGACCAGATTTACTATAATGTTGAGGGGCATGCACTTAGGTATAGAGGTAATGATGAATATGAGTTTCTAGAAGGTAGTCCACTTAGAAGTGGTAATCTTATTACAGAACTAACACCAAAGCAGCTTAGTTTATTTTGGAAACTAGTTAAGAATAAATCAATTTATGGAATTAATATTGTACAGTAGATATGAAACAGATTCCAATTAAGACAAATAAAGATAAGTTCTTTAGACAATTCCTAGAACTTGTTAGGAGTATCCCCCCTGTAAGTAAGCTTAGGCCTAAAGAATTAGATGTATTAGCAGAAATAATGTATCAGAATAATAAGTATAGTGACTTAGAGGATAATATCAGACGTAAGATGGTATTTGATACTAGTACACGTAAGGAAATGATGCTAAAAGTAGGTATTACAGCAGATAGTTTTAACAATAATCTATCAATACTTAGAAGGCATAAATTACTTACTAAGGAGAATACACTAGTACCATTTCTAGATACAGTAAGATATAAAGATGGATATAAACTGGAATTCAACTTTAAAGAGGTATAATATGATATTTACAGTAGATATTTCTAATAAAATTCTATACATTACAGAAGATATAAACTACAAGGATTTTTTAGATATTTGTAAGAAACTTATGGTAGATGATGAGTGGGTAGTTAAACCAAGCAGTAGTATACAAATATCCCACCATCCTATTGAACCTTGGGTTAGACCGGATACTACTGGAACACCTCCTTGGAATGGACCCATAATTACGTATTGTGCTACATATTAAATAGTTAAAATATGGATGAATTCGACGATATTTACGAAGAAGGCTTTGATGAGTTTGATAATGAGTTCCTACAGAACTCTCAAGGTGCTATGATACTACAAGTATACAATAATATGGGAGAAGTAGATGATATTTATGTAGGATATGAACGAATTAAACGATTTATAGATGGAATTAAGTAAGAATCAAATAGCCAGGATACAATGTAAAGATTTAGAGTCATTGGTTAAAGCCAGTAATAACTCTAGAGATGTGTTAGATGCTTTTACAGCAGGGGATAACAGGTATACCTACAATGTAGAGGTTAATCATGATGAATTATACTATGACCTTTATCTTTACAGAACCAAGTATTCAAATTAATTCAATATGCGTAAAGTTATACAGAAACCAGTCAGGGACTTAATAAGACAATTATCTAAAGAGTTTAATATACCATATGGTACCGCAGAAGAGATAATTGACTCACAATTTAAGTTCTTAAAACATGCTATAGGTCAAGGAGTTAAAGGAGATTATAATACCTTTGAAACAGTATTACTTAGAAGATTAGGCACATTTGAAGCATCAGAAGCTAAAATAGATCATATGACTAGTAAGTACTTAAAGAAGCAGAGTGATGGAGAAGGACAGTAAAAATTACACACCCATTGTTGAAGATTTTATATCAACTATAAGAGACTCCTTTATAGGGTCTCAACAAGTATATACTGAAGGTAGTTGTTACCACTTCTACTTAATACTAAAGAGTGTATTCCCTAATGCAGAGCCGTATTATGATTTAGACCATATTATTACTAAAATAGATGGTAGATATTATGATATAACAGGCGAAGTCAGGAGAGATGCAACTTCTACTAAGTATGAACGATTACCTAGTTACCCATTAAAAGCACCTTATAATATATATAAAGATGGAAGATAAATATTATACACCTTCTATTGATGAATTTTGTGTGGGCTTTGAATTTGAATACACAATCCCTTACGAAGAAGAATCATACATTAATATTATATATCAGACAAATGAGTCCTGTGATAAAAGTCTACTGCATAATCTATCTGTTATAAAAAGAGAGGCTAGTATTAGAAGGTTGTCATTATTAGATTACATATCTTTTACAGTAAAAAATAATCCACATTTAATTAGAGTTAAGTATTTAGACAAAGAAGATATTGAAGAGTTAGGGTTTGAGCACACTGGAGGGGCAATGGTTAAGAATTCCTTAGATGAGTTTACTATTGATTATAAAGATCCAAGAGGAACTTATGATAAAGTAAGTATCTTGTATACTTATGGCTCTAAATGGTGCTTGATAGTCCAAGGTGATTATGAGACTCCTCACCCGGATTGGCCCACAAGATTTGCAGGTTACATCAAAAATAAATCAGAGCTTAAGCAAGTTCTTAAAATGTTGAATATTAATGCGTAATATTTTAGAGCTATTCACACCAGACGCTAATTTCTGGGAAGTAAACCCACAATTTACTACAATAGAACCCTTTAGACAACTATGGAAAGGTGATAAGTCCCGTGGTAAAGGTACTACTTCCAATTTAATGTGGGCTATTGCACATGTATATCATCCTAAATCTGATATGTATTACTTATCAGATGCAAAAGAGCGAATGGCGGTTGATTTCCTAGGGATTAAGAAAAAGGATGTTGATAAGTTTTGGGGGGATAAAGTAGAGTTAACGGATGCTTTTGTTGACGCAGCTTTAACGCAATCAGAAAAATCATTGATTGCATGGGAGGAGCGTATGAAGAAGAGAGATAAGTTCTTAGCAGAACAAGAATATACATTTGGTTATATGGATGCAGAAGGCAACTTAATTAAAGATAATACTAAGCAATTAGATGATATGCTTTCTAAGACTGCTAAGATCTATGAGGAGTTATTTAAGATTAAAAAGGAGTTAGAGGAAGAGGATTATATTAACAAGAATGCTAAGATTAAGAGTGCAACAGCGTCAGGTGAATTATAATAAATGGTAAATAACGATAACTTTCTAATAAAAGAGGTTCCTATATTTCATCCAATATCTCAGAAATTCGAGCGTATTAATTTCTTTAAAGATGTTAAGCGTAAGATATTTGAGGGTATGTGGGTTGGTAATAGATGGTGTCCTCCAGAATTATACTATCATGTAAATATAAGTACTATACAGTTCCTTGGTGGGGGTAGGAAAGTCCAAGGTATAGGTCAACCATGGTTTCGTGATATAGAGTGGGAGAAGGCTTTTATATATTCAGAAGCATGTGGTTTTAGTGGATTTAGAGATGATCCTAAGTATACATGCCTTAGGGAGGTGCAGAATATGACCAAGGAAGAAATCTACACTGAGTTTTGTGTAGATCATAAGGGTAATATACTAGAAGATAATTACAAGTCCTTATTTAAAAAAGATGGTACTTTAAAAGAATATTGGCCAGCTAGAACTTATTTTTGGCGTACAGATATGTCAGAAAAGTTTGGTCCACATATATATCTTAATCAAGCTCTTAACGTTCTAGATTTCGAGGGACGCGGATGTCTTGCAGAAGGAACTGAGGTCTTGATGTATGACGGTTCTATCAAGAAGATAGAGGAAGTTGTAGTCGGTGACGAGTTAATGGGAAAAGACTCTACGTGTAGAGTAGTATTAGATACCCATTCTGGAGAAGATTATTTATATACATTAAGTCACTCAGATAAGAGTTTTAACGACATTACAGTTACAAAAGATCATAGGGTTTCTATAAAAAAACGGTGCCATAAGAATGGTAAGTATGTAAATGGTAAGAGAGATAATGGATTTTACTATACAGAGTATACCGATTGTACAATAAGAGAGCTTAAAGAGGTTGAAAGTCAAGTTTCTTTTAAGGATGTTTATCATAGGTACAAACCAAACTTTGGTTTAGAGTTTAAAGATAGTAATGTACCTACAATAGACCCTTATTACTTTGGGCTTTGGTTGGCTGATGGTAGGAGTAACTGTACTTCTATTAAGATTACAGATCCAGTTTTGTGGGAATATCTAGATAATTTTGCCAAGAATAATAACATTGAATATAAAATATCCATTACAGAAGCTACACACAATAGAAAGGAGGCTAGGGAGTATTATTATAAAGATAATTGCTTAAGGCAATGTTTTAAAGATTATGGGTTGGTCTACCAAACAGGCTGTGTTCCTAATAAATATATACCTGATGACTTTTTGACTGCTACTAAAGAATCTAGATTGCAGTTGCTTGCAGGTATTATTGATGGCGACGGAACTTATGATAGAGGCAGGAAGAATTTTGCAATATACGTAGGACTGAGCAAGGGACTAGCAAAATCTTATCTAAGATTAGTCCAGTCTTTGGGATTTAGAGGCAGTCTAACTTCTAGGAATAGAGAGGGTCATAAAGAAATTTTTATAATTAGAGTAAATGGCAACATAAATGTCATACCAACCAAATTGCACAGGAAACAAGCTCCTAAAATCGCGCATAGAGTAGATCTGAACAGCTCTTTTTTTAAAATAGAACCTAGTGGATTTGGTAAATATTACGGATTGGTAGTAGACGTAGATGGGGAGTACTTATTAAGTGATTTTAGTGTTGATCATAATAGCGGTAAATCCTACTGGAGTTCTAGTTGTATACAACATTCCCTATTAACCGATGGGGCTAGAAACTATGATGCTTATTTACAAGGTCGTAAAGATAAGAAATTCGTATCAATATCTCAGACATTGGTAGGGGCCATCGAAGCTAAGTATAGTGCTGATTTATTAAGTAAAGTAAAGTTTTCATTTAATAATCTACCAGGAGAAGTCACTATTAGAATTAATGGTGAGGATAAAACATTTCCCTCACCGTTACTACCGGAACTAGGTGGCAGTTGGGAGCCAGGCGCTAAGAATCCAATACACGACACATTATCTGGTAGCAGTATTGTACACAGAACATTCCAAGATAACCCACTGGCCGCCAACGGAACAAGACCAACCCGTGCATTTCTCGAAGAGGTTGGTTTTTTAAGTTCAATACATGAGGTACTTGGTGCAGTAGAGGCTACTCAGCCTAATAAACAATCTAATAAATACCTTCCTATATATATGCTCGGCACTGGGGGGTATACTACTACAGGTACAGCACTATGGCTTAAAGATGTATTTTATAATCCCGAGGCATATGACTGTTTAGTGTTTGAAGACACTTGGGAAGGTAAGGGTAAGATAGGTTATTTCCTATCAGCTACTAAAGGTCAGAACGATTTTAAAGAAGGGCCTAACCTTATTTCTAATGAGGAGAAAGCTCTTGCTACCATAGAAAAAGCTAGGGAAAGGGCTAAGAAATCTAATAATAAAGTTAAGCTACTTACTGAAATAATCAACCAACCAATTAGACCTTCTGAAGTTTTTATGACAATGGAAGGTAATTTCTTTCCTACACAAGATCTTAATAATATACTTGCTGAACTAGAGACTAAAGACTCTATTCTCAATGCTACTTATCGTTATGAAATGGATATTAAGGACGGTAAAATCGTTCCTAGAATATCTGATAAGCAAGTAATTAGGGAGTTTCCATTAAAGCGGGGCTTTAGCATGGAAGCCTGTATAGAATTATATGAGTTACCTAAAAGAGATTCTGATGGGAATATACCTTTTGGTAGGTATTTAGCTGGGTGGGACCCCATTATGTTAGACGGTAATGAAGATGTTCAGCAATCCTTACAGTCAATATTTGTACTAGATTCTTGGACAGATAGGATTGTTGCTGAATATACAGCACGTACTTATGTAGCAGAAGAGTACTATGAGCAAGCTAGAAGGTTATTAATGTTCTTTAACGCTATTTGTAACTATGAAAATAACATAAAAGGTCCTTATGCTTACTTTAAGAATAAAAACTCATTACAGTTATTATGTGAGACTCCTGAAATACTTAGAGATCAATCTCTTGTGAAAGTATCTGGGGGTGGAAATAAATCTGTAGGTACTTCTACTAATGAAAGGATTATCAACTGGGGACTTAGTCTAACCCTTAGTTACCTGGAAGAGCAGGCATATGATAAGCCAGAAGGTACTCGTAATTTAGAATTAATAAAATCACCTGCATTTATTAGAGAGTTGATAAGTTACTCTAAAGAAATTAATACAGACCGTGTAAGTGCTTTTATAATGTTAATGATACTTAGAGAGGATCGTAGGAAAGTTACTGAATCTAGTAAGGCTCAGAGTATTAAGAATAAAACTCAAGATAGTTTTTGGAATAGAGCTTATAAAGGCAATAGTATTACCTCAGCAATGAAGTTTCGATAAAGACTATACAAAGTTATTTTTAATTTGAATAAATTGTAATATATTACTATAATTGTCAAAATAATTGATTATAATGCATAATAATAATAGTTACCCACTACATTTCCCTGTACAAAAGATACCTGAGTCTAAAAAAACTAATCAATGGTATATTGATTGTATTAATGGGGCGGAGGTTGTAGGTTTAAATAGGAACCTAGAGGAACATCGTAAAATGGAGGTATGGAATAATATGGATAATGATATTATTGACGCAGATGAGGTTGAAGAAATATTTAACCCAATGCAGTTAGAAAATGCTGTATTCCCTGCTACAATGAAAAACTATCCATTATCTGTACCTAAAATAGATTTATTACAGGGGGAAGAAATTAAACGTAGATTCGATTGGAATGCACGTGCTAAGAATCTAGATACATACTCTAGTCAGCAAACTGAACTATCAGATATTCTGATGGAAATGCTTATTGAGGAACTTACCTCAGAATCTTTTTCAGAACAAGAGGTTCAAAAACGTATTTCTAAATTTGGTAAGTATGCTGCATATGAGTGGAAAGACAAACATGAGCTAACTGCTACCCGAATACTTCAATATTTATGGAGGGAGCAGGATCTACAGGATAAATTTAATAGAGGTATAAGAAATGCTCTAGTATTTGGTAAAGAAATATATAGAGTAGATGTTGAAGGTGAGGAACCTACAGTTACTAGAGTAGACCCTAGGTCAGTATTTTCAGTACGTAGGGGTGATTCGGAAAGAATAGAAGATTCTGATATTATACTAGAAATTACTTATGAACCTGTAGGCAAGGTTATTGATGAGTTTTATGATTACCTTAAGCCCAGTGAAATAGATAGTATTGAAAGTGCTCATAGGTTGACTAGTAGTCAAGATAGCCCATTAGGTTATAGAAATCAACTACCACCTATTTATTCTAATCTGAATTTTGGTGACGGGGACGGTTTTATTGATATTACAGAATTTAACCAGAATTCTTATAAGTTTGGATTACCTTATGATAATGAGGGTAATGTAAGAGTTGTAAGGTCTAGATGGCTGGGTCGTAGGAAAATAGGTAGGCTTACTTATTTTGATGAGAATGGCGATGAACAGGAACGATTAGTACCGGAGAGTTATAAACCAGACAGAGAGGCCGGTGAAAATGTTAAGTGGATTTGGATTAATGAAGCTTATGAAGGTACTAAAATAGGTGAAGATATATATGTTAAGATGCAACCTAGGGAAGTACAAATGCGTCATTTTGGTAATAAATCAAAATGTTTCCTGGGATATGTGGGTACAGACTACGGTAAGTCCTTAATGGCTAGGATGGAACCCTACCAGTATCTTTTCAATGTATATATGTACAGATTAGAAATGGTTCTTGCTAAGTATAAAGGTCCTATTTATGAACTAGATGTATCCAAGGTTCCAGATGATTGGGAAATAGATAAGTGGATGTACTATGCAGAAGCTCTAGGGTGGGCAGTTACAGACCCATTTAATGAGGGTAAGAAAGGTGCATCTACTGGTAAATTGGCTGGTAACTTCAATACTACAGGTAAAGTACTAGATCCTAATATTGGTAGCTATATACAACAGATTGTAATGATGCTTCAATATATTGAAAAAATGATTGGAGATATATCTGGTGTTAATGATCAGAGATTAGGTCAGGTAGATAATAGAGAAACTGTAGGGGGTATTGAAAGGGCTGTAACTCAATCTAGTCATATTACTGAAAGGTGGTTCTTTGTACATGATGAAACTAAGAAACGGGTTATGTTGGCTCTATTAGATACAGCTAAGTATGCTTGGCGAAAGCATAGTAGTAAGAAACTTAATTTTGTACTAGATGATATGTCTAGGCAATTTATTGAGTTTAATGGTGAGGATTTTGCTTCTACTGAATATGACTTGTTTATTACCAATAGTTCTAAGGATATGGAAATTAGACAAGTACTTAAACAACTTAGTCAGGCTGCTGTACAAAACGGTGCTAGCATGAGTATTGTAGTTGATGTACTTAGAAGCGATAGTATTACAGAAATGTCTCGTAGAATTGAACGGGATGAGCAAGAACGTGCTGAACGTGAAGAACAGATGCAGCAATTACAGCAACAGACCCAAGAGCGTATAGCACAGGCTGAACAAGCTTCAAAAGAAGCTGATAGAGAACTTAAACGTTATGAGATTGAACTCGATGCTGAAACAGAGCGTTATAAGGCTGATTTACAGTATCAACAGAATGCGGAACAATCTGATGCTGGCATAGCTGAAGAGAAATTAGATTTGGATAGGCGTGAACAAGAGGCTGATTCAGAAGAGGCTAGAGCTAAAATTGAGATTGATCGTAAAAAACTTAATGAAACTATTCGACATAACAAAGCACAGGAGCAAATTAGTCGTAAATCTAAAGTAAATAGTAATGGCAAACAATAACGATATTGAAGGTCTTTTATTAGGTAGTAGAGCAAAATCTATGCTGTCTGCTAAAACACAGGCTCTCTTAAATGAGCATATTGCAATGGAACTGGAAGCAGCTCAAATATATAAAGCAATGTATTCTTGGTTAGAATATAAAGGTTATATCGGTGCTGCTCATTATATGAAATTGCATTATCAGGAAGAATTGGAGCATATGGATAAGATATATCAGTATATGTTGGATAGAATAGCTTTACCTAAAGCTCCTCAGGTTAAACCAGCTAACAATAAGTTTACTAGTTTTAGAGAGGTTATTAAAAAAGCCTTGGATCATGAAATTTATGTAGAAGAATCCTATAAAAAATCCCTTGATAAAGTTTGGGCTGAGAAAGACCATACTACATTTGAGTTCTTACAATGGTATGTACAGGAACAAGTGGATGAAGTTGCAGGTTTCTCTCTTATATTAGATAGGTTAGATATAGCAGGTAATGACTCCTCTGCTATACTTTTGATAGATAAGGAAATGGGTCAACGGGAGGAATAGTATGAACTTCTATGTAGTACAACAGTACTTTCAAATAGATTTAAGCCCTTTATATATAGTTACAGGGTTTTATTTTATCAACCAAATTAAACGTTAATATGACATTAGATCAAGTAGTAGAGAAGTTTAGGAAGTTTCCAAAATATATGCAAAGTGGTGCAGGGAAGATGAGTAGAAGGTTTAAATGTAGCAAAGAGACTATTAAAGAAGCTAAGAGGATTGTTAGGGGCTTTAAAAATCCAAGTTTACCTAAAATTTTAGTATTCGACATTGAAACGTCCCCTACTATATCATATACCTGGAGAAGATTTAAAGAGAATATTAGTTTAGACCAAGTTATACAAGATCCTATAATGCTTACATGGTCTGCCAAATGGCTGTATGGTACAGAGATAATGTCAGATAAAATTACTGTAGAAGAGGTTAAAAATTTTGATGACTATAGAATTGTAAAAAGTTTATGGGATCTTATTAATGAAGCTGATATGGTTGTTGCCCACTATGGAAACGGATTTGATGTTCCTATGATGAACGCTAGGGCTATATTAAATGGCCTACCTCCTTATTCTGTAACGACATCTATTGATACAAAGAAAGAGGCTTCTAAAGTATTTAGATTCCCTTCTAACAAATTAGATGCGTTAGGTGAATATTTTGGAGTAGGTAAAAAGATTAAGACAGATTTTATGCTATGGCGTAGATGCTTAGAGGGGGAACAAGCTGCTATTGATGAAATGTCAACATACAATGATCAAGATGTAGTAGTATTAGAAGAAGTATATCTTAAGTTAAGACCATATATTAAAGCACACCCTAATGTAGGTTTATACTTAGAATCAGATAAACCGGTATGTTCTAATTGTGGTAGTGACCACCTACATACAGAAGGTTCATATTATACTAATACAGGCCGATATACGGTCTATCGTTGCGAGTGTGGAGCTATGAGTAGGGTAAGGTCTAGTAACTACCCTAAAAACGTCCGAAAACAACTTTTAACTAGTGTTGCAAAATAAGAATATTTTATTAGGTCTATTAGACTTTTGAATAAATTTGGATTGTATAAGTTAATATATTATAATTGCAAATAATTAATATTAAGTATGAGCGAAGAGAATAAAAATAATTTGTTTAGTGAAGACCTATTTATGATGGCGGGAGACATCTCAGATATGATAGGTGAAGAAGAGACCACTCAAACACCACCTGAAGATGATAATACTGAACAGGATAATGAGTTTGGGGGGCAAAATAATGAAATTGATGATAATTCTGAGGAGGATAACAACTTAGATGATAATCAGGAGACCGAGGAAAATGATTTTGAAGAGTCTGAAGATAATAATCCAGATGGGGAGGATGCAACTTCTTCTGAAGAAAATAATGATGATAACAATGACTCTCCTTCTCTCGCTCCATACGCAAAGTTGTTGGTTGATGAAGGCATCCTCCCCAATCTAGATTTAGAGAAATTTGATGGTACTCCAGAAAGCCTAATAGAGGCTGCACGTAATGAAGTATATAATGGAATTGATTATTACAAACAAACGTTACCGCCTGAAGTTAAGAAGTTAATTGAGGGTTATGAAGCAGGAGTACCTTTTGATAAATTACTAGAGTTTAATTCTCAGAATACACAATATTCTCAAATTGATAAAGATAGCCTCATACAAGATGAGGGGCTACAGAAACAGATTTTAAAGGACTACTATAAGCGTACTAGTAGGTTCAGTGAAGAAAAGATTGATAAATTGATTGAGCGTACAGCTGATTTAGGTGAGTTGTCCGATGAAGCTCTTTCTAGCTTAGATGAATTAGTAGAATTTCAATCACAAGAGGAGCAACAAGCTATTGAACAGGCTAAGCAACAACAAGAGGCTATTAAGCAACAGCAACAGGAACAACTTAATCAATTTAATCAAACTCTTGAAAAGACTGAAGAGATTATTCCAGGAGTAAAGATTAATAAAGGTCTTAAAGATAAGATTCAAAAGAATATTACTACTCCAGTAGCATATGATGATTATGGTAATCCTGTAAATAAAATTGGTAAATATCGCTCTGAGAACCCTATTGATTTTGAAATAAAGCTTAATTACTTGTTTGAAGCTACTAATGGTTTTACAAACTTTGATGTGTTTAGTAAAGCAGGTAAGTCTAAAGCCTACCAAGAATTAGAGAATGCGGCTAAATCATTAGATAAAAGGGGTGGAGCTGGTAATAATGGTTCAAGACCTAAAGGTGATCCAGAGGTTAAGGATTCAATTAACCATTTCTTGAATCAATTTGGTAAATAAATAAAAGTTTAATTTGATTAAATATATAGAAAATGAGTGTAAGTAAATCTAGTTTTCCCAGCATAAGAGTCGAATCTAAAGACTGGGCGGGGCTAACTACCCGAAACCATCTTGGTGCTTTGTTTGGAGAGCAACCTGAAATGATTGGTGATTTTATTTCCAGACTGGAATATCTTGACCTTGGTGAAGACCTTATTTCATATATGGAGCAATATCCTACTTATTATCTTGATGATGATAAAGAATTTGAATGGTTGCTTCAAGGTGCTGAAGAAAAGAATATTCCACTTGTAAAGGCTACTGATCTAAGTGGTTCAGAATTTGCAGCTACTGATGAAGTAGGTAAACATGGTCAACGATTTATGTTGTGGTTCTCAGAAAAACTGTTTTTCCAGCAACATGTAATTGTAGGAGAGAACCCAGATCTCTATAAGGTACTTCTTCGTACTGATGGGGAGCAACGTGGTGCTTACTTTGTATACGAGGCCGAACTTGTAACAGGTAACACTGAACTATATCTACCACCTGAAGAAATTGAGGCAGGAACCCGTTGGAGTGTAGAATATTCTCTATCAGAACAAACTCTTTCTAAGAAAGGTTCTGATCTCAGCTTCACTTCTCCCTTCCGTATGGCCAACCGTATGTCATTTATTCGTAAAGAGCATACAGTTCCTGGTGATATGATTAATAAAAAGGAGAATAGCCCTGTAGTATTTGGTGTTCATGGTAAAGATAATAAGCCGATTAAAACTTGGCTGAATAAACTTGACTGGGAATTCCGTCGTCAGTTCCGTCGTGAGAAAGCTAAACTATTGATGTTTGGTCAATCTAACCGTAGAGCTGATGGTACATATGCTAACCTCGGTGACTCTGGCTATGAAATCAAAGCAGGTATGGGATTGCGTGAGCAAATCTCTCCGTCAAATGTATTGTACTACAATAAGTTCAATATTGAGACCCTTGTTGATTACTGCTTGAGCTTATCAGTAGGTAAACTTCCTGAAGACTCTCGTAGATTTGTAATCGGTACTGGTGAGCATGGGTTAAAAGTTATCTCTCGTGAAATCGAGCGTTATGCTTCATCTAGCGCATTGGACTATGATCGTATTACTGGAATTACTGGTGGAAGTAAAGCTTCATTCCAGCGTCCTCAATACGTTAAGTTGGCTGATATTAATGGTATCCGTCTAGAGTTTATGCACATTCCTCAATATGATGATGCAGTTCGTAATAAGATTACACATCCAGATGGAGGTCTTGCAGAATCTCATAGGATGACCATTATGGACTTCGGTTCTTCACAAGGTGCTCCTAATATTCAGTTGGTTCGTTCTAAGAACAACCCTGAGCAGTTTGGATACTTACCTGGATTGCGTGATCCATATTCACCTGGTGGACAAGGTACTCCCAAAATCATGGCTAGTAAGGTTGATGGTTATGAGATTACCAAAGCTGACTGGGCTGGAGTGATGGTTCGTAACCCAATGAGGCTCGGGGAACTTATACCTAATGTTCTCGGCTAATAATAAATATATTCTCAATTCGGTTATGGGTGGTTGGTTCTGCCCATAACCTCTAATTAACAACTAAATTTAATTAAATCACAGTATGGATAACAATTTTTTGCGAGAAGAGAGAGTAGAGATTAAACCTATTGTAAGACAACGGTCTTTTTTCAGTAAAGGTCATGATGGGGAGTTCATGTTCTCGGGTACAACTAAAGGTTATATGTTACCTTATTCTAATAGCACACGTAGCTATGTAGATATATTTGAGAGTAAGTCTGAACAGGAGTACTTTGAGGAAGAATTAGGGTTAAAAAAGGGTTCTTTATCAGTATATGATAGGCATAGTGAGTATTGGACTACATTTACAGTAACCCTTACTAAAGAGGGTAAAACTCTTGATCTGAGTATTCCTTCACATATGTTAGAGTATAAGGTACTTAAAGCTAATAAAAAACGTATTGCACCCTCATGGGAAGCCCGTAACAGTAATCCTGGTTATGAATTCGCTTTAGTAAGTGAGTCACAAATTATTGATGATAACTACAAGATTGCTGAGAAGAATGAACGAGCTATGGAGCTGTTTATGAAGGTTAAGAAGTCTAATAAGAAGATGTATGATATCCTCAGGGTTCTTAAAGGTAATGTACCTAAGAAAGCTAAGGAGGATACTAAATGGCTTAAATCAGAGCTTGATAAGATTATTAGTCAGAAGCAAAAAGCACCTGGTATTTTATCTATTGATGACTTTATTAACACCGCAGACGATGCAAAACTACCTTCTAAACTATTTGTACTTGATGCAATGGAAATTGGTGAGGTGGTACAAAAGAATGGTAATTATAGATTGTCTTCTAATGACCAACTCTTAGGTAAAAATATGGCTCAAGTTGTAGATTATTTTGATTCAATTGCAGGTCGGGAAGATAAACTTTTGATTCAACAACGATTAGAGCTTAATAGTAAATAACATAACAAACTGATAGTCAATGACTTCCAATGAAATGAAATTCAACTTTCAGTTAAAATTTGATAGTCTGTTTGAGTTCTCTGCTCCAGCATATGACGACAGACAGATAAGTTATCTTTTAACTGAAGCCCAATTCAGGGTATTTATAAAACGATATAACCCTCTTGCTAATAAATATCAAAAGGGTTTTGAAGCAGATGAACAGCGTAGGCGTGATTTAGAGCAATTGATCAAACCTGCACTATATGATTCTTCCGACCCAACAGGGGTGGCTTTACCTGATGGTGTGGAACCTATTACTCAGTCTGCCCAACAAGGTGGAGCACACCCAGAAGGGGTATTTTTTGATATGCCTATAGACTTTTTATATTCAGTAGAGGAAGCAGTTAAGCTTGTGGATGAACCCAAAGAAGCCTGGGTTAGACCTGTAAAGCATGATGAATATTTAGCTAATATAAATAATCCCTATAAAAAGCCATATAAGGATCTTATATGGAGAATGGATATTAGTAGGTATCAGCATGCTGAAGGAACTAGCACAGCTGCTTCTGCTAAACGTACTGAGCTTATACTCCCAGAAGCAGCTACAGTAGATAAATACAGAGTTAGATACTTAGCTACACCACCTGAGGTTGTAGTAGATGAGTTTGATCCTACAAATCAAAGACACTGCGTTCTTGATGAAACTCTTCACAGAGAGATTGTAGATGAAGCTGTTATTATAGCACAGGCTGCTACTCAAGAAGAAAAGTATCAGATAGGTGTTAATGAACAACAACGTAATGACTAATAAATAATTATATAATTGTCGAATTTAAATTGAATAAAAATGATTTCACAAAGTAATGTAACCCATATGCTAGTAGGAAAAGACACTGATCTTTTGACTGCTGCTGAAACTAGAAATGATTTGGCTGTAGGTCAAATTGGTGTATTTCTCGTGGGTTCTAAAACTGCAAAAACTGATGCTCTTTCAGCAGGTGATCGCTTTACAGTAGCCTATAAAAATTCTAAAGGTGTTGTAGTTGAAACTCCTGTAATTGAGTATGACTATATTAAGGATAAGAGTGCAGTTACTTATACAGCTCCTACCCAAAGGTCTAGAGCTATTGGTTATAATGGAACTTCTGGTTCTATTGATGCTATTAACAATAATGAGTATGTAACTCATATTTTCTGGCGGGATAATAGTAAAACTTTTGGTAGAGGTATTCCTGTAAAATTTGCAGCTTACTATAGTTCAGACTCTGCTACTCAAATTGAAATTGCAGACGGATTAGCTGTTAACTTTAATAAGAACTTTGCTCGTGAAAATCCGCCTATTATTAAGGCAGAAATTCTGCTTAGTGATGCTGGTGCAGCTGTTACTGGTACTGGTAATCTTAAAGTTGTAAATGGTAGTAAATATGTACAAGCTATTTCTCCAGATGGTGGTACTACTCCTCCCAATGCTGGTGCTGTACTTTCTGTAGGTGGTTATTTAAGATTTGGAACAGCTACTACTGATCCTGTTTATAAAGTAACAGCTATTGACACTGTCAATGAAATTATTACTCTTAATATGCCTTATCAAGGGGATAGTGAAGTAGTTGCTGAAGCAAGTGCTGGGTATATTGCCTCTGTTGCTGCTGCTAGTGCTGCCGCAGGTGTTAAGCTGACTGCACTGCCGTTGACTGATGATTTCCAAGCTGGGGTTATCCGTTATGATGTAACTGAGTTTACTATTGAACTTAAAGATGAGTTTGGTAGCACTACTCTGTCAGAGTTGGCTGCTCCTTCTGTTGGAGCTGGTACATATTGGGAAGTTGCCCAAAATGAGTGGTTCCTGAAAGGTAATCGTGGAGAGCCCTTTAGAGTTGCAGATTATCCTGTAGAAAATGTACTTGAAGCCACTTCTGGTAAAGTATATGACCAAGTAACATTCTCTTACGTAGATAAGAATGCACGTAGTATTGACAGTCTGGTATCATCCTTTGGTAATGTAATGATTGCTACAGAAGATGAGTCGGTTTCTACTGTACATACTGATCTTAAAACTGTATTAGGTATTGCCTAATCATAAATAAATTTTAAGTTAAATTAGGGGGTTAGTAGCCCCCTTTTTTAATGAAAAATAATGTAAGGTCTATTACCTATTGATTAAAATTTGATATATTAATATATATTATATATTTTTAGCTGTTAAATAGTACACAATGTCAAAATTACAAGGATTTATAAAACCCATTCAGTCTACTACATTACGTATATGGAGAAGAGAGCGTGATGAGATTGAGTTAGCTTGGGATGGTCAGGATATATTATTATACCAAAATGGTAAATTTCTCCGTAAGATAACTGATACTCCGTCAGTATCTGTAGAAGTATGGGACCCTACTAAAGCATATTTAGCTGGGGATAATTTTGTAAGTTATAAATCTCCTGATTACGACATACTGCCAGAAAGTGATCCTCTGTCTGAAGAATATATTTATAGATGTACAGAGAATACAAATGCAGGGGAGTCTCCTGAATCACATCCTGATAAATGGCAAAGGCAGGGTAAAGTAGGTACAATAGGAGATAATACTATATTTCTATCAGATGTTAGTGGGCTAGAAGACGCCCTTAATGAACGTATTAAATATACTGATTTATCTGATGAATTTACTGTAAATCCTGATAATAACCAAGTATCTTTAAATATAGATTATATTACATTGACAGACTTTAGTGGTAAAGATTATATTCAACCAGATCCTTTACCAGCAGCTAATATAAGGTTATCTTCTACTTCTGTGAATATTGCAGAAGGAGGCTCTACTATTGTTACTGTAGTGCTTGATAGGGAACCTACTGATGATGTAGTATTATCTATTACATCTCAAGATACTAATATAGCTACAGTGGTACAGTATGCTCTTACTTTTACTACTGCTAACTATGATATCCCCCAAAATATTCAAATAAATGGCGTTTCAGACGCTAATTCTGTTACAGATAGTACAACTATTACTGTAACTGTAAGCAGCTCAAATGACTCTAATTATAATAATCTAACTTCAAAATATATTTCAGTTGATGTAGCTGATTTAGATAATGCTGATTACATACTTTCTAAATCTAATATGTCTATTACAGAAGGTACTTCTGATACTTTTAATGTGAGGTTGGCTACAGAATCGACTAGTAATGTTAATATATCAGTAAGTTCTTCTGATACTAATGTAGCTACAGTAAGCAGTAACTCCTTAACTTTCACACCCTTAAATTATAATACTAATCAAACTGTTACAGTTAACGCTATAGAAGATACAGATATAGGTGATAAGAATACTAGTATTACTTTAAATGTATCCTCTACTAATCCTTCTTATGGTAATTTACCTAATAAATCAGTAGCGATTACTTCTATAGATAATGATTTACAAGCTAATGAAGTTAAAATAGGTGATACTATTTGGAAAACCAGTAATGAAAGTTGGGATGACGGTGGAACTGGGATATACTATCCAAATGGAGATATTAATAATGTTTCAAAATACGGATTATTATATAACTGGGACGCTGTTCAAAGACTTTTATTAGCTAATCCTGGCTATAGAATTCCAACTTATATTGATTTAGAGGATTTAGCTGATCAATTAACAGTTGTATTATATTCTACAAGTATGGTCTATGATGCTTCTTCAATAACTTCTAATAGTTCTGACATATTTGGAATTTCTAATCCTCAATGGGATAATATTTTAAATTTAAGTTTAGTTCCTGCTGGGGGATACGCAGATCACAACGAAGAATATTATGATTTCAATACTAGAGGTAATGCTTGGTATATAAATAATCAAGGACAGCAAACTACCTATAAGCACCTGTATTCTTCTACAAATGAGATTCCTACAATAAGGGATCTCAATGTTGAAACTAGTGTATCTTATAATCCAGCATTTAGCGTTAGATTAGTAAAAGATATTTAATAATATGGCAAAATATACAGCACCAATACAACCTCTTATATTGACAGAAGCTGGGGCTAAACCTACAATTCCAAACCCAGCCACAATAATGCCCACGGATGGTAGATTCAATAAAGAATCTGATATAATGATAGGGCAGCTTGCTTATAATGTACCTGACGATATTTGGTATTATAGATCATATTCTGCTATAAAGGCACTTACTCAAAGTACTGTATTAGAAGTAGAAGATGTAGAAGTATGGCGTTCAGATAAGATATACCAAGCTGGTAATACCTTCGTTAGCTATGTTAATACAGAGTCTATCAATTCTCAATTCCAGACCCCTGCTATATATAGGTGTATAACAACTACATCAGCCGGGGAATCCCCTGAATCAGCACAAGCTAAATGGGAATTACAAGGAACTACTGTGGATAATTCCCAGATAAGTTTCTTAGATCTTATCGATACTCCTACAGACTATACAGGATTGTCTGGTAAATTTGTAGCAATAAATGACGAAGAGGACGGTCTCAAATTTGTAGATCCACCCGAATCAGAAACTATTACTTTAGATACTGTAGAAGTATACGATGACACTAAAGCTTACACAGCTGGAAATACGTTCGTATCATATGTAAATGCAGTTTCTACTGACCCACAATTCCAAGAAGAAGCTATTTATCGTTGTGATGTAGATACATTAGCAGGTGAAAGTCCTGAATCACATCCTTCTAAATGGGTATACCAAGGCACTTCTGTCGAAGTATCAAGCGGTAATACTTCTAATACTACAGTAGTAGATTTAAATACTCTTAAAGCACTTACAGATTATAAAAACACTGATAGTTTATTTGTAGTATCCGAAAAAGCATGGTATAAATTTGATTCTAATGATGATTCAGGTATTAAAGCTAATGATTATGATGTTACAGATAATCCTGGTAGTTGGAAATTAGTTACGACTTTATCAGATTTAGAAACAGATCCGGTGTTTACAAATTCTCCTGCAAATAATGTTATTGATTCAGGTAATGGTGAAAAATACCTTTCAGATGATGGTACATATAAATCAAAGGAAGAGGGAGATTTTGGTTATTGGGAACCCGAATTAATCACATCAGCCACAACCGAACATCCGCGATGGGATGATTCAGGTGACCCGAATATTTACGGAACTGATAAGTTTGGATTCGGGGCGTTGCCTGCTGGATATAGAGATCAGACAGGATCATATTTAGAATTAGGTCAAGTTTTTTCAGGTTGGTTAAATACAGAATCAACATCAACCCCAGACAGGGCCAAAAATATAGGAATTTATTACAACTTCTCTAATCTTAACAATTATGAATCGAATAAGAAATATGGTCAACCCGTCCGTCTCGTCCGCCCCTACGCCCCCGCTGACGGTGACAAAATAGACGGTCGCATATTATCCGAAACATTCACAGATGGAGACGGTAATTTGTATGACGGGGTGATAATAGGCGATCAGGTATGGTCAACTACGAATCTAAAGACTACGACTTATGCAGATGGAACACCAATACCGACTGGATATAGCGATGTTGATTGGTCAAATCTAACCACAGGGGCATACGCTGTTTATGATTACACTTTAGTTTCTGGTATTGATTCCGAGGCTGAAATGATAGCCGCATACGGTTTGTTATATAATTGGTATGCGGTCGATAATGCGGCAGGATTGAGCAGCGATGGAACCGTTCCGACCGATGCAGAATTTACGCAATTAACAGATTACATTATCGCAAATTACCCGGATATTGACGCGACCAATATAGGTGACGCGTTGAAGTCTATCAGACAGGTTAACAGTCCTTATCTTGCGGAATCGGATAAATATATTAAGCCTAAAGTTGATGAGTTGACTGGGGAGAAACGATATGTTAAGACTGAAAATTTAGAGGTTGTAATAAAAGAAAAAACTGCCGACTTTGATTTAGTACCCGGAGACGAAGAAACTTATATACGCTATACAGGAGCAACCGATATAACCGTAACAGTTTCAAACACCTTAAAAATAGGTCAGCCAATCACAATTTGGCAAGCCGGAGCTGGAATTATTACACTTGTAGCCGACACAGGAGTAATTTTAAACGGTAATGTAATAACATCAGGACAAAATAACGGAATACAAGTTATGAAAGTAGCTGATAACGTATTTGATGTGATAGGAGGTGTAGCATGAGTCATTTATTAACGGCTGGGGTGTTGCAACAGGCGAGGAATCAACAAAAGCAAGAATTTGCTCTTAAACTTGACGGCATAGATGACTTCGTTGAGATAAATGTTCCTTTAAATTCACTAAATATAAACGGGGGCACTCAGGTTTCAGTTTTTTGCTGGGCTAAAAGCACAAAAATAAATTCCTATCAAACACTTTTTAATTTTGGAGATGCTTCCGACTCAGCTGGGGTAATGTTGCGAAAATCAAATCTAAACAAATATGTCGCATATTTAAATCTTGATGGCGATTCCGATAACAATTTTATTCAAGACGAGGATTTCAGTTTGGAGTATGTGCATTTTGGTTTCATATACGATGGATCAATCTGGAAAGTTTATGAAAATGGAATTAATATTAGCCAGCGTGCTAGGATGGCGACAATCATAGGAAACAAAGAAAAAATAACCTTTGGCAATTGGCTGGCAGCGAGTCAATGGTTTGAGGGGCAAATGTACGATGTTAGATTGTATTCTAAGGCATTAAGTGAATCAGAAATAAATAATGTGATGAATGGAATAAATATAACAGACAGCCTTGAGGGTCATTGGAAATTAGATGGAGATGCTAATGATTATTCAGGGAATGGGAATCACGGGACGGTCAATGGCGCTACATTCGTAACTTTATAAAACAAAACAAATGACAATCCTATACAACACACAAGAGAACAAATTAGGGCAACGATTCGACCCTCAATATTTAGTTGATGGAAAGCCTGGGAAACTGCCTGATCACATTTTAGAACTTGCAATAGTCGATAATCCCCGACCTAAAATAACCGAAACGCAAACGGCATCGCAAGAATGGGTAATTGACACAGAACAACTCGAATATAGGCAGGAATGGGCAGTTATAGAATTGACTAAACAAGAGCTTGCACCTGATGTAATAACTAAGGCGCAAGGACTGTTAATGCTTAAACAATTAGGTTTATATGAGCATTTTCAGTTAGGGATGCAATCGGCAACCGAGGAAGAGCAAATAGTTTTTGAAGCTACAAAAGAGTGGAATATCAACAACGAGCTAATCAAAAAAATGCAGGCAAATTTCGGCATGACTGATGAGGGAAAATATGATTTCTTTATCAATGCCTCAAAGATTGTGATATGATACTAAATCAAGAGTACAACCAAGACGAAAGCCTATTAAAAGGGTATTACATTTATCGGGAATACCTGACAATAACAGCTGGAGAAATTACAATTCCCGAAGGGTATAAATGGAATGGTTGCACATTAGCACCTGACTTTAAGAAGACATATTATGCAAGCTTGGTTCATGATGCTTTGTATCAATACAAATGCGGTCGGAAATTAGCCGATAAGGTGTTTTACAAAATGCTAAAGGAAGAGGGGTTTAAACTTGCTTGGATTTATTACGCCGGAACCCGATTATTTGGATGGATGTTTTATTGACAAGGGCCAAATTGTCAAACTTGAAAATAAATGACATGATAACATTTTTCATAATTAAACTACTTCTAATTACAGCCATATTTTCAAAGGCATGGTTAGATGTAAAAGGGAATAAGAGCCAGTTAGATCATATTGTAACAGGACTATATGAAGCAAGTTTAATACTCGCATCAGTTATTATGCACTACTTTTATTACGCTTCTCCTATAATTGCAGAAGGTTATATGATTATCCCTGCTTATATATTGCTTAGATACGCATTCTTTGACTACTTTTGGAATAGACTTGCAGGCGTAGGTAAATACCATCTTGATTCTGATGATAATACATGGTTAGATAGACCTAAGATTTGGATGAGAAAGATTGAGCGAGATAAACGAATCCCGATACTTTCAGCGAGTAGGTTTGTGGCAGGAGTATTGGGTGTGATAATGTAAGTATAATATATAAATTTTGAATGTAGTATGAATGAGCTAATAAAAACTTTCCCTGAATTTTTTGCATGGTTGATCCCATTATTATTTACAGGGGGCTTAGGTCTATTAATTTATTTTGTAAAGGAGAATATTGCTGTACTTAAAAAACTTAATGTAACGGTTAATGGCATATTAATAAGGTTTGCAGCACACGAAGAGAGTAATATTAATTTACGAGATAATGTAGAAAAATTAGAGGGGCGGGTGGATAGGCACGATGAGGCAATTGAAGATCTTAAACTAGACGTACATGGTCTAAAAAATAAACACAATTAGTATGATAAGTCATAATGTAAAGGAAGGGACACTTGGTAATTCAGTAATAGTATATGATACTACTACTTTACAAGAGTATAGTGATCTAGGTATAGATATTAATACAGATATTATATCTATTACTTTTACCATTACTGTAGGGGGTGTAGATTATTCTGAAGATATTACATCTAATTTAGTTTCATTGCGGGACGGTAATGGATTGAAGTTAGAATCTTCTACACTGGTGGGTACGCAAATCTTAGACGGTGTTTACGAAACTTCTTTAGAAGTAGTAGAAAATTCTACTGGTTCAGAGGTAACACATACATCAGAACTAACTGTCGTATTTTATGAAATAATTAAATATAAGGTCATATCTGCTTTAAAAGACACTGACTGGAAAGAATACTTCGGTTGCTATACAAACAAGCTTAAAACGCCTCTCAGGTGCTATAATTGGCTATTGAACTTAGAATATACATCTGAGTTAGGTTTGTATGAAGATTCTGAAAGAATATTAACATCATTAGAAACAATATGTCAATAACTAAAGAATCATTAGAAGTAATTGTAGACAAGTTAAAGAAACATTCTGCATTAGATACTTCTGTAGAAATAACTTTTTTGGAGGCTTATAATCTATCAGAAGCTTATGATAGCTTTTGGTCTAGACAATACTTAGCACTTTATATCTATCAATTATCTAATATATTAGATCTATATGAAGCTAATAGTCTATCTGAAAATAACTATTTTACAGAGGAAGATGTGCTAAATATTTTTAATAAGTCTAAAGAATTATTGTTTTACTTAACTAAGACACCTTATGAACTTTTATCTTAGATTAACAGGTAGTAAGATAGCAGCTTATTTTGTAATACTATGTAGTGCAATATATGGATTTGTATATAAAGATGGTACTACAATGATGGCTGGATTTACATTAGGTATAGGTATTTTAGCTAATAAACAATATCAGGATCGTAAGGAGTTTGAAAGAACCAATAATAAATAATTAAATATGAATAAGATGGCAGAAGCAATTATAGCAATATTACTTTTATTTGGGGGTGCTTATGGTGGCTCACAGTATCAGAAAGACAAGTGTAATGAAGAGTTACAAGAGGTAATGGAAGTTAATAACAATAGGCTGGATAGTGTAAAAGTCAGTTTATATGCGGCTAACAGCAAACTAGACAGCCTCAAATCTCTACCAGCTAAAGTAGATACTATAGTTATTAGGCAGAAAGAGATTGTGGAAAAGACTGATACTCTAATACTGTTAAATAAGGATATATTAATGAATACTGATACTATAAAAACTGAGTTGCGTAAACATTTTACTGTCCAAGAATAGTTAAGAATTAATAAATATTTGTAATATTCAAGAAATTATTGTATATTGCGCTAAATTTATATAAATGACATTACAAGAAATTACATATTCAGCATTAGAATTACTTAGGCAAGGACATATAGTAGATGATGAAAGACTTGATTCTAGACTATTAGAAGACTTTGTAGTAACTAAGAGGGCTGAATATCTTAGGTCTGTAATAGATCGTAATTGGGGAGTATCCGAGAATTCTAAACAATTCTTAAGTCTACCTGTAGAATCTTATAATGATGGTAGTTCTACCGTACTAAGGTCTACAGAAAAGGTCCCTAGTTTTCTTAATACTAAAGAAGGTCTCCAGATTACAGATATTACTGGTACAGATACTGCATCCTATATATTCTCATATGTGAATTATAATCACTTTAAATTAGCAGGTAATGGTAAGTTTAATGGTAATATAGTATTTGTCACATATAAAGATGGGTATTTGCTATTTAAGAGCCGAAATAATGCTTTTAAATTAATTAATAGTATAAATGTATCAGGTATATTAGAAGACCCCAGGAAAGCCCCTAATTTTGATAATGAGGTAGATAATTTTCCAGTGGATTATGACGGTATAGAATATATTAAAAAGGCTATTGTGGGTGAAGATTTTAGAATGTTCTTGAGGGGAATAGAGGATGAAGTATCAGATTCTAGTGGAGAAATAATTAAATAATATTTTATGGCCAAAAAGCGTAGGGAGATTACAGCAGGGTTATATGATGCTTATGCATTTTATAAGAAGAAAGCGGGGAGGAACGGTATTAATAGGAAACTATATTCAGATCTATGTCAGGAATTTAATAAACGTATTTCTGATATGATGATTAGAGATTCCTTAGAATTTAGAATGCCTTACAGATTAGGATTTTTAAGAGTTAAAGCTATTAAGCAGGAGGTTATTATTAAGGATGGTAAAATAGATACCAAGAGGATGCCTATTGATTGGCCTGCGTGTAGGCAATATTGGAATGAAATATATCCAGATAAGACCTGGGAAGAGATTAAGCAGATTCCAGATAAGAAATTAATTGTTCATACTAATGAACATACTGATGGCTATTTAATGAAATGGTATTGGGATCGTAGACAATGTAATATAAAGAATTATTCAGCTTATGTATATAGACCTGTAAAAGGGGGAGTAACTGAAGATGGTTATTACTACGGTAGAAGAGGTTTATCTACATGGGTTAAATCAGATGAAAGAGATAATTACTATTATGGATAAATTAGAAAATATATCAGTTATGGGTAATAATGAATATAAGAAGTGGTCTAAATCAACTGAAAAGGATGGTTGGTGTAAGAAGATCAAGGTTGAAGAGATTGAGAATGGTTACTTAGTTTGCCTAGAAGAATATGGCGAAAAAGATGGTAAATATCAGGATAGTTATAAAAAATATTATTCACAAAGCAATCCTTTAGATGGTATGAAGCCTGATGAGGGTGCTAATACTGACGAACTCGAGAAAGCTATTAAGAACTTCTTAGACTATTAATAATGGCATATAACGGCAGATATATAAGTATACATCAAGTAGTTGAAAATGTATTTAGGGATGCTGGTTTTGATAAAGTTGACTGGGAAAGTGCAATAGCTTGGACTGTTCAGTTAATGGGTAAAATAGGCATAACTTATCAATATATTGAAATAGATACTAATGGTGAAGGGTATAACCCTCCTCCAATATCTGTTGAGAACTATAGAGGTATGCTACCTACAGGGTTTGTAAATATAAAGTCAGCTCGTAGGGTACAAATAGACGATTTAGGTAATATAGTTGATTTCAGACCTATGATAGCATCTACCGATGTATATCATCAAACTAATTTAGAAGAAGAGTATAATAATCCTACTGCTTATGACCCGGTAGCTAGAGTTACCAACTTTACCTTAGATGAATATGGGGATTTAGAAGCTGAAGATAACTTTATTCAACAGGATAAAATTAATTATACTAATACATTACCTAATACATATAAGATACAAGGGGATTATATCTTTACAGATTTTAAAGAAGGTAATATAGAGTTAGTGTACACAAGTTACCCTATAGATAATGAAGGGTTTCCCATGATTCCCGATGATGAGAAGTATATATCTGCATTAGAATATTATATTACATATAAACTAGATTGGAAGAGGTGGCGTAGGAATCCAGCAAGTCCAGGTTTAAAAGCAGTTGTTAATGATAGTGAACAACAATATTTATTTGCAGTTGCATCTGCTAGAACTAAAGCACATATTCCTTCTGTAGATCAAATGGAATCATTAAAAAATATGTGGCTAAGGAGTATACCTAAACCTAATGAACATTCTAATGGGTTTAAGACTTTAAATACCCAAGAACGTAGATATAATCAATATCCTAATAAACGACGTTAATAATGACCAAAAGGCATATAAATACATTTTCTGGTGGTATAGACAGGGACACTTCTGTAAACAAATATGATAATACCCATTATTATGATGCAGAAAACATACGCCCTATATCTAATAATACTTTTACTAGTGGAGCCATAAGTAATGTAGATGGTTTACTTGAAAAAGTTGATTTTGAAAATATTTCTGTTAATGCCCCCTCTGGTTCTTTTATAAGTAATATTACTATATATAAAGTAATAGTAATTAGGGATCATCTCGTGGTATTTGCAAACTTTTCTTTAACTATTTTGAATGAATTAGACCCAGGAAAGATAGTAGATGGTATTATTACTGCGGATTTAGTTGACGGGGAGTTTACCAATTTTAATATACCAATTTACTATTATGACGGTTCTAGTAATCCGCTTGACTTCCATAAAGATATGTCTGTAGTAGGTCGTTATGAGTCTCAAAATATTCAAAAAGTATATTGGGCTGATGGGGTTAACCCATTGAGGGTAGCTAATATTAAAAGAAATCCTTCATTAATAACTCCGGGAGAATTAGATCATGTACCAGATGTAACTTTTAGTAATATTACTGATTTAGAAGTAGTACAAGGTGGTTCTTATACTTCTGGGGTTGTTCAATATGCTTACCAGTTATATAATCCATACGGTGCTATTACCACTATTTCACCGGTATCTAATCCAGTATTATTGTCCTCTCTTCCTGAAAATGAAATAGGTGGCTCTGATATAGGAGTAGATACTGACAAATCTGTACGAGTTAGCATATTTGATTTAGATACTAGATTTAGTAGAATAAGAGTATTAGCTTTATTTTATGAAGAATTATATTCTAATCCTGTAGTTAATATAGTAACAGAACAAGAAAATACTGGTAGTATATCTTTTACAGATACAGGGAATTCTATAGGAACCATGTCTTATGAGGAATTTCTAGTATTTAATAATACAGTGTATTCTCCTAAATCTATAGAGACTAAGAATAATATATTATTTTCTGCTAATGTAAAAGAGTCTTTCTTTCGTTCCGATATTTTAGAGAATCCAGATAATCCTAATTATTGGGACAGTAGGGCGTACCCTTTTCCTAAAAACAGTAATAATACTGATATATACGTAGATGTTAATTCCGAGACTAGTGTACAAGTTTCTTCCGATACTTTAGACACTATTCACCACGATGCAGATGCTTTAGTAGTAAATTCTCACAAATTTAATACTTATAGTGCACCTGCCTCTATAACAGCAGGGGGGGCTTTAGAAAGAACTTATCGACCAAATAGTGAACAATTAGGGGGAGAGGGTCCTAACATATATTATGAAATATACTCAAATTATAATAATGATCCTGGAAGTTGGGGGTCAGATCCTTACCTATCTAATACGAAAAAAACTAAAGTGTCTGGTTTACAATTAGGGGAAGTATATAGATTTGGTATAGTCTTTTACAATAAAAAAGGTCAAGTTAGCTTTGTAAAATGGATACAAGATATTAGAATACCTTATAGAACAGATTTTGATTTATATACTGGTACAGGGGCTTATAATGCTTTTGTTCAGTTTACTATAAAGCCAGGTAAAGAACCGTGGCAATATGATACCGAAATAGCAGGATGGCAAATAGTCAGGGTTAAAAGAACTTTTGAGGACAGGGAACTTGTAGCCAATGGAGCTTTGATCCCTACAGATGTAACATCTGGAGAAGACTTCTGTAGACCTGTTTGTTATTATGATAGTAATTATCCAAATGATTATAATATAGGAATTCCTTTAGTTAGTGATGGGGTCAGTTCTTTATACCCAGCATCTACTGATAATCCTCCAAAATTATTTGAGTTTATTTCCCCCGAAATATTATTCAATGATTTAGAAATAAACACTAACTACAGTGTATTAATTAATTATGTTTCAGAGTATAATTCACAAGTAATAGAGTTGACTGTGGATCTTTCAGAGCAACTAGTTTTAGGTACTTCCGGTAAAAACCTTTATGCTATAGATTATGATAGTCTAGAAGTTATAACAAAGGCTATTCCTATAATAGCTGCTGAAAAGGTATCTCCAAATACTTGGACTAGTTCAGGTAATTTTTCAGTATTTAGCATAGGAGGTACTGATACGTATTCTAAGTACAGAAATGAGGTAAAAACAGGAACATTTCCAGTACAATCAGATGCAAACAATTACGGAATAGGTGGTACTAGATATGTATTAAATCTTTCTGAGAGTTTGGCTAATTTGGAAGAAGTTATTCAGGGGCTGGGATGGTCATCTAATGAAACTAAACGTCTTCTAAACGTTGATATCATTAAAGATGTTTCTTATACTAGATATGGGGGGATTACTTATAATGCGAGAGTTTTAAATACATATATTCCATATGGAAGTATAAACAGTACATCAGATAACACAGATTCTACTGGCCATAATAATTATAATGGAGACACTTATATTCGTAATTTTCGGTATTTACGAAATATGTATCAAAGACAATATCCAGAAGATTGGGGAAATAACGATGGTTTACAAGAGTTAATAAATTTCCCTGTATTTACCAGTATAGACTTAAACTACAGATTTGATAAAATAGAAGATTATATTCTTAAAGGTGGGAGTGTAGATACAGATAGCTCTGGTATACCAAGAGAGATGATGGTACAAGAAACTGTAGAATTAGGTCTCAAATACCAACCTACTGTTTATGATGAATCTATAGGTGATTTATATACTTATAATTCGGTTTATAGTAAGGAGAATGAAGCTAAGAAGTTCTACCCTAAACCATTTGATTTTGTGGACCAATCCACTATAGATACTAAGATTATAGCTTCGGAAGTTAAGACTAACGGTGAGTATATTGATAGCTGGACTTTACTTAAACCTAATAATTTTATCGAAGTAGAATCAGAGTATGGTCCTATAGTAAAGTTAAAAAGATTTATGAATAATCTATTATGTTTTCAACCAGAGGGCGTATCTTTACTTGCTGTTAATGATAGAAGTCTTATTAATGACGGTTCTGGAGTACAGCTTGCCTTAGGTACAGGTGGAGTATTAGAAAGGTATGATTATATTAGCAATGGAAAAGGTATATCTAATCCAAATGCTTTAGTTGCTTCTAAACAAGCTCTATATTTTATTGATGAATATAATAAAGAGTTATGGATGTTACAAGGGGCAAATTCGCAAGAATTAAGCCGAATTAAAGGCTTTTCTAGTAAGATTAATAGTTTGATACCAAGTACTAAAATATTGGCTGGATTTGACCCTAATTTTAACGAAATATATTTCAGTTTTGATAATGAAACTTGGGTATTAAACGAGATACTCGGTTCTGTTATAGGAAAATTTAGTGTAAACCCATCTAATTATTTTAATTTAAAGGGTAAGTTTTATTCTATTACTAATAATATTCTAAGTGAAAATAACAATCCTAATTCTAAATTAGGAGATAAATCATATATTACATTACTAATTAATCCTAATAGTAATATAATTAATAGTTTTGATAACTTAGATTTTAGAACAGAGGTTTCTTTAAATAACAATACAGGTTATATAAAAGGTATTAAACTTGATTATACTATATCAGAAGCTACTCAAGGTGATGAGAATTATATAGTAAATACCAATACCCTTATTGATTATAATGATGATGAATTAATTTATATTAATTTAGCCCCTAAAATAACAGGAGAATTAACTAGATCTTTAGTAATAACTTATACTGGCCCAGATTTATATAGCAGTGAGCCTCTATTATTTAAACTAAAGACTCTTAATTTACAAGCAATAGGTGCTGATGTGTCTGATATTAAAGTATATGTAACAGGTGATTTAGACAGTTATAAGTATGTAACTACTGTACCTAGTGTACCAGAAACAACTACTTATTCAGTGGACTTTACACCTTATACACCTAACTTTAATTTTGATAACTTTGGTACAGTAGATAGGATTATTTATGAAAATAGTTATATTGACCCTATTACCAAAGCTACTAAATTATCTGATCCGGGTAAAACTGTTAGTTATTTAGCTAGAGCTTTTAGGACTCAAGTACCTCAAACTCAAGATGGTAATAGGTTTGTAGACAGTTATTTACTGGTAACATTTGAGTTTGATAATATAGACAATCTTAACTTTAAATTACATGATGTAATAAGTTACTATAGAGAAGCTAAGATTTAATATTAGTTTATTATTATAAATTGATTTAAAGTCAATAGAAAATTAAATTTATTTTGTATTAATCATATAAAGCCTCTATATTTAGGGGCTTTTAACTTTTAAATACTATGAATTATATGCAATCTAGGGGTTTGTCCCAAATAAATATAAATCCTTCAGCGACACAGTTGCAACCAATGCAATCTTATCCTGCAGGCCAATCGATGTCAGGGGGCATGATGGGTGGTCCCTACGGGATGGCAGGCAACATGATAGGAGGCGCTGTACAGTCTTTTGGACAGCCCAATCAACCTAATTACGGTTCTAATATTGCTGGCGGGGCGCTCTCCGGCGCAGGTACAGGTGCCGCTATTGGTTCAGTAGTGCCTGGCATAGGTACGGCCATTGGTGCAGTTGCCGGTGGATTGATAGGAGGCGTAAAGGGCTTATTTGGGTCTTCTTCTAAGGATAAGCAATTGGAGGCTCAGGAGGAAGCCAAGCGTAAGCAGCAAGAACAAATGCAGCGTCAATCTATGATACAAAATAGGATGCAGTCATATAATCAAAATAATCCAGATTATAACTATGCACCTACATTTAAAACAGGAGGGATGCTTAGTTCATATCCTAATGGTGGTACTATCCAAGGTTTAGGTATAGGTCAGTTACCAACAGAAACAGTAGAAGCGCCTACTAAATTTGATACCAGACCTGTCTATAGGCAACATTTTGCAAAGATGTCCCCAGAACAAATAGATGCAGTCAGGAGACAATCAAATGCTACTACAAATGAAGGTTTGCAGGAAGCTTTTAATAGGTTATATACTAAGGGGCCTAATACACAGTATTTAGCTGGTAATAATAGTGTATACCAAATGACTAGGAGGGGTGAGCCTTTATATCAACAGGTAGAGAGGTCTCCTGGAATGGGTAATTACAGGGATATTGATTTTAACAATGCTCCTTTATCTGATAAGGAAACTCTTGATATATACAATGAACAGTATAAGTCTGTATATCCTGATAAAAATTCGTATTTAAATCAAATGAATCTTCAAAGAGAAGTGGCTGGATTTGCTGATATACCTGGATTAAATCTTGGAATGGGTAACAGAGCAGGTCATGAATATTATGCTAAAGGTGGTAGTATTAAAATAGATCCTTCTAAAAAAGCTAATTTTGCTAAGAATTTTGCTAAAGCAGATGGTGGTTATTTAGAACAAACTAGATACAACCCAGATATAACTGCATATAACTCTGGTGGTTCCACACATGAAACCTCTCCTTATGGAGGCATACCTATTGGAAATAAAGGTAGTGTAGAATCAGGAGAAGTACGGTATGGTGATTATATATTTAGTGATAGATTTTAAGAATATTTAAGATATATTAATATGGCTAATAAGAAAAATAAACCTACTTTTGCTTCGAGAGCTAGGGATATAATTAAGAAATATAAACGTGCTAATTGGGATTCTATTGAAAAAGAACAATTGGATAGGGAATTAGCTGCTCTAGCACAAGAACAGGAGCAATATAGACAGGCTAACGGTATGGGTAACTATAGTGATAATCGTGTGCGGAATGGTAAGCATGATGGTATTACTCCTGGAAGTAATAGTATTCTTGCTCCTAATGAACAAAGTCAATTTGACTACACTTTAGGTATTAATACCTATACTAATCCTATGACAGAATTAAGTAAAAATGCTCCTCAGCAACTAGATGTACCTGCTTTCCAAGATGTTGTTAGTGGCGGACCAGAGGAGTGGGCGCCTATTAATGATTACAGAGCGTCAATGACTTCTACAAGTGCGGGAATGTTGCCTACATCAGGCTTATCTAATTATAGTACCTCTATTATACCAAGTATAGCCTCCGGAGCAATTACTGCCGGTGCTAATATGTTTATGGCAAATAGAGCCATGAGAGATATACCAGAGATGAGTTTAAATAGATTATCACCAGAAGAAATATCTTTAGCTAGGGAACGCTCTGGTGTACAGAGGCAATCGAGTATAGCTGGTAGAATAGCTAGAAGTAATGCTGCCAGAGGTTCAAGGACAAGGGGTGAATATTTATCTACAGCAGCTGCACAAGAAGCCGCTATGAATAGGGGTACAGCTGAGGCGTTATCTGGCTTATATTCCCAAGAAGCACGCATGAATGCTGCTGAAAGAGCTAGAGTTTCTGAAGCTAATGCTAGACTACAGGCCCAAGAAGCTCAAGCTAATTTTATGGCGCAACAACAAGCTAGAGCTAATCGAGATGCTTATACTAGTGCTGCTATACAAGCTATACCTCAAACAATGATGAACGTAGCAGGTATTAGACAACAAGATGCATTAATTAATAGTTTAGGTCAAGATTATTCAATAGGTCAATACCAAGATCCTAGTTTGAACTGGTTTCAAAAAATTACTCAACCTAAACAAATTGTAAGGAGATATAAAGAATAATTATGGCTACACCAATACAATATATACCACAGCCTATATTTAGTAATGTAGGCATGTTACAGCAACAATTAGCACAAGATCAAGCAAGGCATGATTTAGCTATGCAGCAACAAGTAGCTATGGAAGATATGTTTGCTGAAGTACCCACACATCCTACGGATATACCTATTAAAAATAAAGTACTAGGAGATTTCCAGTCTAAAGTACAGGAGGTAGTAGATAGGTATGGAGGTGATTATGGAGCTGCTGCTAAAGATATTGCTAGATTAACTAGTAAGACTAGACAAAATCCATTCTTTCAGTTAGCACCAGAACGTCGTAGACTAGCAGAAGAAGAGCGCAAAGCTAGATTACAATTAGGGCCTAATTATATTCCTATACAATCTGTTACAGATAAACCATTACAAGATCCTGAATCTGGCGAATGGGTTTCTCCTGAAGAATTATCGTATGATTATGAAGATCGTAGAAAACTTAGAGAATTAGCTCAACAAGAGTATGATGACGTAATGAAGAGAGTTGAAGATTCTGGTTGGTATCAAAATCAAAAATTTCCTTGGATGTTACAGAAAGATGTAACAAGAGGTGCTAGACAAGAAGAAGTACCAGAATTAGCTGCTAATATTAAACAAACTTTATTAGAAACTAGACCTGAGTTACAAAATGCAGGTGAAGACCAAGTTAATGCAATTGCTCAAAATTTAGCTAATGAATTTGTATTAGGTACTAGATCTGATGAAATGATAGACCCTACCTTTGGTAAAGAAATGGCTGGAGAGCGTAGTGGTATGGGTAATTTACCATATTTTGTATCTGTATATCAAGAGGAAGGTAAACCAGTAGTTAATAAAAGAGCACAATCTGCTTTAGATAAATACAATAGTATACAAAATACTTTAGCAGAAGCGGATGAGGAAATAGAGACTTTAACTGCTAATTTACAAGAAAAAGGTGCCACTTCTGAATATATAGATAGAATGACTTCTAATGCTAAGAATAGGAGACAGCAGGCTAAAGAAGAGTGGGATAATACAATTAAAGAATTGAAAAAGGATATTCCATTATTTGAATATTTGACAGAAGAAAAAGATTTAGATGAAAATGAAGCTCTTGGTAAGATTCAAGATATTCAAGAAAATACTTTAGCTACTGGATATTTCGGTACTACATATTATCCAGAAGATAAGGAAAGTGTTATACCTGAATTTCTAAGAGGTTTTACAAGCAAAATTTCACAAAATACCCCTATTTACAAAGAAACTCCAGAAGGTGATAGAGAGAAGCTACAAGAAGGAGCTTTATGGTGGAAATCTAATAAACCTATTGGTCAAGTACTTACAGAAAAAGGTATTGATATAAATGATGTAGGTTATAATTTTGAAGATGAAGAGTTTGTATTAGAAACTTCTAAAGAAGGAGAAGGATTTACTACTTATAAAATACCGTTTTCAGGTGTAAAAGATCAAGCGATTAAAGAATCATTAAGGAATTTTAAAGAGTTTACCGATGCTTATACTGGTATTAAAAAACCAGGTGAATATCCAATAGGCTCTGATGAAAGACCTAGTTATGTATTAGACGTGGATTATAGTGATGAAGGTGATTTGGAAAGAAATATTTATAAAGTAATGGGTGTAAAAGATGGTGAAGTTATTAAACATCCCGAACCTATACCTGTACAAATGGTTATGAGTGATGCTACTTCCAATTTATTTACTAACTATGGTTTAAAACCAGATTATAAAGCACCTAAGATAAAGTAATATTATGGCTAAAAAGAAATCTAGATTTGCTACAGAAGAAGAATTATATAATATACAGACTAGTGTTCCTGGTCAAAATAACGCAAGTGATATAACACCTGCTGGGAAAACTTTACCAATTAAGGAAGAAACTTTAAAATGGTCTGTTCCACAGGTAGAAGTACCAAATATGTTTCCAGAAGGCCGTAGTCAGTACGATAAAGGTTTAACTTTTGATCAGGCTATAGAACCACAAGGTATTGCAAAACAGCGTCATGAAAAACAACCTTGGTATGCCTCTCTGGGAAGTGCAGTAAATCAAGCTGTTGTTGGAAATCTTGTAGGAGGTACAATTGAGGGTGTTGGTTATCTATTAGATTTAGAACAATACGCTAATCTAGCTAAAGGTACTGAACAGGAATTTGGTAACTGGTTTAGTGATTTAGGTAAAGATTTACGTACATGGTCTGAAGAAGCTACTCCAATATATACAGACCCTACAAAACAAGGTGGTTGGAACCCGGAAGATTGGACTTGGTGGATGTCTAATTTACCATCTGTAGCTAGTACCATGTCATTAATGATACCATCAGGTGCTGTAGTTAAAGGTGCTTCTTTATTAGCAAGAGGTCTTAATTTATCAAGTAAATTAGGTAAAACTGCTAAATGGGCAACTAAAGGATTATCCCAAGCGGTAGTGTCTCGTCATATGGAATCTATGATGGAGTCTAGTCAGCTTATGCCTGAAATGGTTCAAGAGCTTACTGGTAAACAAATAGGATCTTTAGAGGCCGAGAAGATTGCTAAGAATTATGATGTATCTTTACCTGTAATAGGCCAAGATAAACAGGGTAATAATTTATATGAGATTGATAAGGATACTGCAACTGAAATAGGAGCTAAGGCAGCTGCTGATAGTTATAGGGCTAATTGGGCTATGCTTGTACAGGACTTACCTGAATACTTACTATTAAATACCCCATTTGGTAAATCTACACAAAAGCTTACAACAGGCCTAGCTAAAAAACTAGGTAAAGATGTGGCTCCTGTTGCTTTTAGTAAAGCTAAGTCCATTGGGGCTACTATGATTAGTGAAGCAGGTGAAGAAGCCTATCAGTATGTAGTAGGTGAACGTGCTAGAGAGATGGCATTAGCGAGAGCTGGTTTGGTAGAAGAACGTAATCTTAGTGAAACTATTAGTGATGCTATTAATTCTGGTGATTTCTGGACATCTGCTACATTTGGTGCATTAGGTGCTGGATTTATGCAAACTGTAGTTAGGAAATTAATGGATGTACCTAACAGAATTGCAGGTATTGAATCAGACAGAGATGCACGTATTAGAGATGTAGACTCTTGGGGTAAACAGATGCAAATGTATCGTGGTTTAAAGCAAGCTGCTGAGAATGAAGGTGATCCTAATTTAGATGAACAAGCTAATCAGTTTGGTGCTACTAATATGGCTATTAGAATGGCTTCTCAGGGAAATTTAGATTATGGAATTGAAGCTATTGAACAAGCTGCTAATCTTACTGAAGAAGAGCAAAATTTTTTAGGTATTACTCCTCAGGATGTAGCCTACATGAAGGAGAAGAATCCTAACCTCATTAATGATATGAAGAGGGCTGGTGAGTTATATGAGAAGAATAAGAATAGGTATTCTCCAGAATTTGCAGGATTAATTACTAGAGAAGAACTTGATAAAGAGTTTTATACTAAGAGGGATTCAGAGATTGATGAAAGATACCAGGATGCAATCAATGATATACCTTATTTTGACAAATTAAGTCCAAATGGGCAACAGATATTTACCAATGAGCAGATAGTTATTCCCGAAGTAGAAACGGCTTTAAATGAGCTTAAAAATAGGCAAAATGAGCCTATGGATTCTGATCGTAAGGAATTAACTAAAACTCGTATTGAAGAATTAGAATCTTTTATTAAAGATACTAAAGAAGAGACTGCTAGGTTAAAGAATGAACGTACTCAAGAAGAAGCTGCTTCTGACAATAAATTAGACTTAGAATCTCCCAGTCTTAATGATGCTAAGAAATCATATAGAAATAAGACTTTCAATAAAATTAATATTGATAATGCTACTGAAATGGCTAATAAAATGCGTACATTTAAGTGGCAAGATAGCGCTCGTAAAAAGGCTAAGAAAGTTCAGAAAGAGCGTGCTAAGAATATTGTAGATAAGGTAGAAACTCCACAAGAGGCCACTGAGCTTAAGGAAGAGGCTAAAGGTACTAATGTACAAGACCTTATTGGTGATGCTATACAAAATAAAGCTACTGATCAATTAGCAGATACTGAAGAAGGGGAAGTAGTATTTGAATCAGAGTATACACCAGAAGAATCAACTGGGTTTACTTCAGAGGAGGAGATTAGAGACGCTTGGCAAAAGGAATTAGATAATGTACCTTCTAGTTCTGAAATGGCTTCTCCTATAGTTGGTCAGGCTAAAAATGCTATAAATATTAAGTATGAAAATATCTTAAGGGAATTTAAACAGAAAGAGGCTAGTACTCCTGTAATGATTACTCAAGATATGAAACAACAATTAGCTGATTTAGGTTATAGTAGAGAGGATATATCTGCTATGAAACCTGAAGATGCTAATACTATTATTAGTCAAAATAAGACTAAATCAGGGGCTATTTCTGAACCAGGAGTATCAGTATCAGACATAACTAAAAGTGCTCGTAAGCCTTCTAATTTTGCTAAAAATAGGTACTCTAATAAACCCCATTTATGGTCAGAAGAATCTGATGGTTTAACAGATCATTTAGACTCCTTTGTATCCAAGAATCAAGATAATCTTACATCTGAAGAGCAGCAGTTACTAAATAAATTTCAGCCCTCTTCTCCTGAAATGTTAGACACTTGGTTTGACAATGTAGCTAAATCAGAAAATGCTAGTAACTTAAGTGAGTCTATTAGAGAATATTATAGTAATCAGAAGGCTAAAGCTGATGCTATTAAGACTAATAGAGACCCTAAAAATAATGTTAACTATAAAGAGTCATCTGTAGATCCTAATCAACAAACAGATGAGTCTTCTATTAAAGATAAAAAAGCTGATATTGAACGTAGGAGGCAATCTGCAATAAATGATTTGCATTCGCCTCTTAATGATAATGGTGAGCCTGCTCCACATGTCCAAGTTAATTATATTAAGAATGATAGAGGAATTACTAAGACATGGTTTTCTAAGAAAAATGCTATTGCTGATATTAATTCAGGAAAGTATGATGATCAGTTACTGTTGACTGAGCAACCAACAGAAGTACAACCAGAACCTATTGGTACTTCTGAAGATTTAATTAATATAGCGTCTGCACCTAGTCGTAGTAATAAAAAAATATTTTCATTTGGAGGAGATTATCAAAGAGGCGGTAGAAATGATGGTCGTAATTTTATAGGTGTTAATGCCGTTCCTGTAGTAGATAAACAAGGTCTTAATCAGGGTGAGTATAAACCAGGTACTACACTATACTTTGAGTTAGATACTAAAGATCCATTTAGCAAGAAAGATGTGGCTGAAAAAGGTATTCAGATTGTTGTATACAAGAATGGAGATCCTTCAGTTAAAACACCTGCTAATCGTAAAGTGGTCGGTTTAATACCTGCGGCTAAGGGTCAATTTGCAGAACTTATGTATTTAAGGGAGCTACTATCTAAGGATTTAGAGTCTAAGAGACAATCTAATAGAAGATATATTACTAGTAAATATACTTCGCAAATATCTGGATATATCACATCATTCAGTAGAGGTGAACAACGCAACTCCCCACTACAAGTACTTAGGAAGAAAGATAAGAATCGTACAGAATATTCTAAGTTTGGAGGCTATGTAATAGGAATTACTGAACAAACTGCTTCAGGTGTTAGATGGGTAGCTCCTAGAAGTGGAATTGATTCTATTGAAGGTGTTGATACTAAGTATCCAGGTCAAATTATTATAGGTACACACAATCCTTTAATAGGTGATACTTTATTACTTAGAGCTTTCGTTAGGAAGTTATCTAATTATGAAAATGAATCTGATACATTTAGAAATAACGGTCAGAAGATTCGTCAAAATGTCATTGATATATTAAAAGATGTTAAAGCTAATTCTAATGAATCTACTATGGTAGATATTAATAATAGAATTAAGCAATATCTTATTGGTAATGTTACTTTAGACAGGAATAACAACCAGCTTATATTAGATAATTACTATAAAGTATCATTAGATGATATTCAAAATGATAATTTAGACGTAGTAAACGAATGGTTAGGTGGTCTAATATTTAATATTGATAAGAATAAAATTAATGAAGTCATGGCCGGTGAACATGACTTTGGGTTTGGTGCTACAAATGGTAGGTATAATGAGTTAGTAAATGATTTTCTAACTATGAATACTATACCAGGTCAATACTATGATAATACAAGTATATTAGTAGATCAATCTGTAGTTGAGAATGAAGAGTTTAATGATACCCAAGAACGTGTAGGTAAGGCTGTTAATGAATTAACTAACGAACCTGATGTTAAGGAATCTATATCTGATAGTACTATAGAATCAGCAGAGCAACAACGATCAGAAACAGTTAATCAGCCTACCTCTAAGGAAGCACAAGTTAAGCCTGATAAACCTAAGCAGTTTAAACGTCGTAATAATCCACTTTCAGGGGCTGGTAAGTCTTCCTTAATGGATGAGGTACGTCGTAACCAGAACAAGCCTAAAACACGTCTTGTAGATCCAAATATACCTTATACTAAGTGGAATAAAGCTGAAGAGATTGCCTGGTTTAAAAAGAATTTTCCACAAGTACCTATAACTGTATTGGATAATCTTAAAGAGATTGTAGGAGGTGGTAGAGAAGCGTGGGGTGTATTCGATAAAGCAGCCGTATATATTGCTAAAAATGCAGCTACTGGTACAGCATACCATGAAGCATTCCACGTAGCATTTAACTTATTCCTAAATGACAAGCAACGTGCTCAAGTACTTGGGGGTAAGTATACTGAAGAACAGTTAGCAGATGAGTTTTCAGAATATGTAGCTTCCCAACAAGCTGATATTACTTTAGGTAAACAAGTTAATGATTTTTTTAAGAAGCTGTGGTTAACTATAAAATCTTTCTTTACCAATAACATTAAAGGTAAGGATGAGATGTTTTTTAGAATTAACACTGGTTTCTACAAGAATGCTAAAATAGATTATGGCTCATTTGGTGCTAATATTCAAAGAACTAAGATTGCTGATTGGCCGTCTTCCTATACTAAAGATATTGTAGAAAGTATTAATAAGCATATATTACTTGATATACTTCCTGAAATAAGACAATCAAAGGTTGAGATGGGTACAACCCCTCCAGTAAATATAGGAATAGATGTTTTATATGAAGAAATATTATCTAAGATTGAAAAGGAGAAGGAGCCTTTTGTTAATGAGAGTATTAAGCTGTTTGGTATTCTCAGAAAGTATATTCCTGAGAATATTACTGTAGAATATATTTCAAATGCTAGAGGAGCATACGATATTTCTAAAAATAAGTTATTTATAAACAGAAAATATACTACCGAGACTAGTTCTAAACTTGATAGGCTTAAGAACCCGAATGTTAGGGTACTTAAGACGTTAAATCATGAATTATTACATAGCATTAGCGCTAGGCTAATTAATAAATATTTTATAGATAATGGATTAATAACTGAGTATGATGAGAATGTTTATGCTGGATTAGAATTAACTCCTTCTCAAAATAAAGCAATTGATGATTTAATCGTTTTATATGATAAAGCGAAGGAGGAGAAGGTCTTTAAAAAGATATATGTAGGGCTTGGCTCCCCTATATATCCATATTCTCAGGATAATAAACCATCTGAGATAAAAGAATTTATTTCAGAAGTACTGAGTAATCCTAATTTAATTAATTCATTAAAAGATACGCCAGCAATATTTAATAAAAAATCTAATCTGTTTAAGGAATTTCTAGACTTAATACTGGATCTTTTTGGTATAAAAGATGGAAATATATTAGAAGATATATATGCTACTATTGAGGAGCTAATTGACATTAAAGATACTTCAAGGGAATTGTCTAATCCTTTATCTAATCTTACTGATGTAGAAATAATGTCTGAATTATCTAGAGAGTATGGTCCTGTAGGTATATATGATATTGCTTATAATAAT